GGCCCGCAGTCCCGGCCGTATGATCTCCGGTCTCCCATAACAGGGAATGATGTAATCAATATCAAACATAGTCCTCTTCCTCCTTTATCCGATCCACATGGCCCCGGTCTTGTCAGATGGTTCTGATCCAAGCACCAGGGTGGGGACTTCCAGGGCTCCTGTCATTGCATCACCTGATTTGCTGACAAAATCGTTTTTCAGGTCCTCCGCCTTCACCCGGTCCTTCCAGCCCGGATTCCCTTCCGCGTCCGTCCCCCATACCTTATCTGCCTGGCCTGACCCGGAAGCTACATAGCCTTCACTCTCTGCTGTATTCGCCTTCCAGGTATCTGTCGTCACATATCCCGCCTCATTGGTCAGGTCTCCCACATCCTTCGGCGCTCCTGTCAGGTCTTTGTAATCCCCGGAAAATGCAACATCTTTCAGGTCTGTTACGATCTTCTCCAGCTTTCCCAGGATGACCGCCAGCGTCTCACCGCTTTGGATGTTTGCCCGTTCTTCGGCAGGCGTATATGAAACGGATGCATTCTCATCGATGGCGCCCTTCGTCCCCGGCTCCCCTTTCAGGTTATGGAATTTAAAACTGATCACCCTTGCATCATCCGGGCCGCTGATGGAGATCTCGGCATAAGGTTCTCCGATTCCTGCGTCCACTGTTATCTCCGGCTCCCCCAGCCCTACAGATCTGCCGTCTTTTCCTTTTGGCAGGATGAAGTTAAGGACTGCCTGGCTCGGCGTTCCCACGTTCTCCACCGATGCCGTCTCCCCGTCTGTGACCTGCCCGATCTGTATCGTGGCCGACTCTCCTGGAGGCCCCTGCAGCTTTCCCATATCCTTCCACTGTGTCCCGTCCCACACATAGACATTTTCTCCTATGATGTAGGCCGCATTGGGCTCCCCCTCGGCAGGCAGTTTCTCCACGGAATCCGCTTTTCCGGTGATGTTGATCGAGGTCCCGTCCTTCCCTTTTTCCCCCTTCTCTCCTTTCGGGATCTTGAACCGGAACCTGGCATCCTTCTCTGTCCCTACATTCTCCACAGAAGCTGGCTCCCCGGGCTGCGCCGTGACCACTTCATCCACGGAGACTGTAGCAGAAAAATCTCCCCTGTCTGCGGCGTCCTGAATATCCTTTGCTGCTTCCTGTGCGCTGCTGACCGCGGCATCAGCCCTTTCGACTGCTTCATCTGCCCCGGCCACCGCTTCTGCCGCCATTCTTGCCATGTTGACTGCCGCCTCTTTTGCAGCAGTCGATTCTGTGTTCACTTTTTCGGCCAGAGAGATCAGGCTTCCCCTGACCTCTTCCCCATAGACCGCTTCCTGAAAATCCTGGATCTCTTTACTGATGTCAGCCATCTTTTTCACCGTCCTTACATGCCTGTCCCTGCTCTCTTCTATCTGCAGGGACCTTTTCTTTGCAGGCCTTCTCCCAGGACTCCTGGTCCTGTTTACGTTCCTGTTCGGCAACCCTGCTCATAGCGGAGAGCATCTCCCCCAGGATCATCTCCAGCAAAAAAGCTGGCAGCCCGGAATCGGCCACCACCTGATTCAGATCCCTCCGAAAATCGTCAATCTTTACTGTCACTGGTTTTACAGGTTTCTTTTCTTTTTTCCCTTCGATCATATAAGACTCCTTCCTAGACTGTTTCCCCCATATCCCGCGCCGCAAGAAGCAGATCCAGCTTCCTGTCGATACTGATGAGTAGCTCCGTATTCCTTTCCCGGCCTGATTGCTCTTTTACGTCCTTCAGGATATTCCCATTCTTTTCGGTCTGCTCCATCGGATTCCCTTCTTCCGCCATCAGGACCACCTCTTCATTTACGATATCTTTATTCCTATTTTCCATCATTTCCTTCCTCTCGGTCTATGCATAATAATTCAGATCGACCAGCCTTCCGTTTTTGAACTGCATCCTTCCGCTGTCTCCCCACCGAGACGCCGTCCCGTCCGGGTTCATCTCCAGTACCTGTACAAAATCAATCGTGGCTGTGATCCCTGCATCCTCATACTGGATCCCGGATCCGCTGATCTTCGCGTTCCGGATCCATCGGTTGTGCATGTCCAGGTCACACCCTGCATGCAGCGTATCGCTTGAGTAATCATCCATGGCATCCAGCGTATAGGTAAAAACCATGGTATATCCACTGCTGGATGCAGATTTCTTCGCCGCCCAAGTCATATAGGCCGCCTGACTCTCCAGGTCAAATACGAGCCCCCTTTTCGACCTGTCATTTGTCTGGAAGTTTGTCCCGATCTTCCCGATGTAGTACCCGTCCCTGTAGAAATGGTTCCCATTCTGGTCAAAAGAAGACCGCAGCTTACTGTCCTCCACGCCGTTGTCGTAGATGGCGATCTCCCCGGGATTGATCTGCACATATCTGCTGCTGTGGTTGAACCCGTAGATCACCTTGTCATAATACTGCTGCACATAAGAGCCGAAATCTCCCTTTGATACCTTCGTTTCCACCAGCTCAGACGTCACTTTCAGGGACGCGGCCAGCTCCACCTCTACTCCCTGTGCCCGGGTCACCTCGGCGGAGATCAGGTCTTTCGCTACATTAAACTTGGAAACGATCTCTTCATTTACTGATTCACGGTACTCTACGGACAGCTTCTCTGCCGTCACGGTATTGGCCTTGATAAATTCCCCCAGGAATACGCCGTCTATCGTCCAGGCGTTGAGATACGGCCCTTCGAAGCCTGTCCTGGAAAAGCCGATGCCGTTCATGTTGATCTGCATCACCTTGGAAGCATCCTCTTTATTCGGTGCGTTCATGTACAGGTCCCGGAGCCATCGGCCGTCCTCATCGAACTCCGATATCTTATATCCGCCCTTGGAGCCGGTCATCATGGCCGTGGCGTTGTCGATGGCGGACTGCATCCAGCTCGTGGTCTGGCGGACGTTGTCCAGTTCCTGCTCTACAGCCTGATAATTTCCCTTGTTCTGGTCTGTATAGCTTAATTTCATACTGGTACCAAGCTGCAGATTATCTTTTGATGGATCCTGCAAGTGAAGCTCCAATGTCTGTACTGGGAACGCCCTGTCCATTCCATGGGGTCTGGAATATACATGGATGGAATCACCCAGTTCAAAACTTTCCATATCCGCATCCAGAATAGATAAATCCGCAGCAGTAAGGTTCAGCACCATCGTTTCGTACTGCGCATCCTTCAGCCATGCCTCCGCTTTCTTTTTTAGGTTCTCGGGCAATGTCACATCATCCCAAGATACTACGCAGCGGTTCCACCCATAGACAGAAACCGACTCAGGACTATATACATAATCTTTCCCGTCATTTACGGACTTGATATCAACATAAGCCTCTAATCCCTCAATCGGGCTTTCTTCCAGCCTTGCCCCTTTGGGGATTACACAGGTATACAGGTCGCTGGCAGAAATGTTTTCTGAATAATCAAGGAGGTTGTCACCAAATTCTATGGGCTGTTCGCATATCTTCCCATACTCTTCCAGAGTAACTAGATCAAGGTACCGTTTTCCATTCTCCTTCCGGATCCGCAAGTAACCGTTCAGTTTTTCACACAATTTTTCCCGGATCGCGTCCAGCGTGGTCTCCTGGTTTGTAAACCGGTACAGGCTGTCATTGCTGTCATGGACTGTGACTATACCAACATAAAACTTTTTCTTGTCCTCCACCTGGCTGTTATGTATGTTCAGCCAGGTTTCCAACATCTGGCGGGTAGTCAGGTCGTGGTATTCCGCCTGAGGCTGGATAGAATCATACAGAAAAGCAAGCTCACCTACTGCGTAAACTTGTTTCGTTCTGTAAAAATCCTTTTCCGCTTCCCGCACCTCCCCGTAGAAAATCTCTTTTCCATTTTTCAACACCTGTACCATAGAAATGCGGTTTTTTATATTGTCATATTCCGGGTTGCAGACTGGGACCCCAAGATCAAGAGTACCAGAATCATTCAGCTGCAGTTTGACAACCGGATCTGATGCTGTATACTCTTCATCCTGCGGATAATACAGATCCCTTCCATCAATCAATATCTGATACATTACAAGTATCTCCCCCTATATTCAACAGACAGTTTCCCGGTTCCTGAAAATGTCAATGCCACATCCCGCTCTCCTACCCGTACAGCAGGGAACCGGTTTCTTCCAACCTTTAGGGTATACGTCCGTCCAAGGTGGGTGAGTTTCAGGTTATCTGCTTCCGTAACAATAAATACCGGTGAATTATCAATACCTGCCCCTAAAATAGTAACCATATTATTTGTTTCAGATATCACCTGGTCGCCCAGATTCCGAATCACTCCTGTACAGAAATTAAAAGAATCCCATTTCCAGGGTTCATTGCTGGAGACAAGGTCATATTTGAACGGATCCGCAGTTCCGGAAAGTGTGACCGTTCCGAATGCCGGATTCGTCTTTTGTCCATCCAAATTGAAGCGCACCAGATAATAATGCTCCGGTTCATCGTCCAGTACCATTTTTACCTTCTTTCCGTGAATCTCCTTCGCAAATTCCGAATATTTCAGGAACCAGTTTTTATAATTCCCATCCATAATATCAAAAATCAGCTCCAGACCGTCCCGGTCGTTATATGCCGGACGCCCGTTGACCTCTGTAAGGTCGATACTCCCATCACCGCCCGGGATATCGATCAGCTGCTGCTTCGGCGTCGGCATGGGGATATACAGGCTCAGTAATTTCAATCCCCAGTCCCTCTCTGTGTGGATCTTATCTGTAAATGTGACACCACTTCCCATCATGTTTTCCTCCTGTTAATCCTGCCAAGCTCATCATCGATGACTGGCGCTAAAATCTTACCCGCCGGTTTCTTATCCAGATACACTCCCATGCCTTCCACAGCCTTCGCCGTTTCTCTTCCCATCCGTTCATAGTCAAATTCCGGATACTCAGGTGACTGGGGAGTTTTGGAATCCTTCGATTTTGAAATAATATGCCCGGTCGTATTCACCGGAGTGGATGTTATTTTCTTAGTTGTATTCCGCATCCGTTCAACCGAATCCTGCAGACTGGCTTCCATCTCATCTGTAGGGACATTCTTTTCGAAACCTATTCCCATTCCAAGGGCCATATTTTTACCGACCATATCCCGGAACACCCTGGATGGCGAATTGATACCAAAAAAATTCAAAACTGCATTCAAAGCAGATTTTGACGCGCTAACGGCCGCGCTTATCAATCCGCCGATAGCTCCAACAATACCGTTCGCAATCCCTTTGATAATGTTGCTCCCGATGCTTCCCCAGTTGATGCTGGTAAACGCAGTCTTAATTCCAGTTACTACATTTCTTGCATGTCCAACCACACTGCTGATGCCACTTGATATTGCCTTTCCAAGTCCTGAAATCGCATTCTTTCCGAGAGTGGACAATGTGTTTGGAAGGTTCTTGATTGCGTTTACAATCCCTGTCTGGACATTTTTAGTTGCGGTGGCGGCTGCCGAAGCCATAGATTTTATCCCGTTCCCCAGGAACTGGATGATATTCTTCCCAAGCGCAAGCCAGTTATAAGCCGTGAAAACCGCAACAATGGCCTCTATAATCTCGGGAATATGTGCGATCAGATCTGGAATAGCCTGTATCAGCCCCATTGCAAGCTGCCCGAGCAACTCTATCCCCTTGGCAAGTATCGTCGGGAAATTATCATTGATGACATTTGCAAATGTTGTGATGATCTCCGGCACCCTGGCGATCAGGATCGGGATTGCTGTCACGATTCCCTCCACCAGTTTGCTCAGTAGTTCAAAACCCTTTTCTATGAGCACAGGCGCAGCTTCGGCCAGCTTCTCTCCAATCCCCTGGATGAAGTCCAGAACTTTCGGTAACATTTCCGGGATAGCTTGTACAAACCCATCCACAAGATTGCTCAGCAGCTCATACCCTTTCTGCAGAAGTTCCGGGCCATGGGCACTGATCTGTGCATACAATTCCATCATCAGGCTCAGGATAAATTCCCCGACAACCGGAAGAATCTGCATCATCCCATCTACAAGACTGCTCAGCAACTCATACCATTTCTGCAGAAGTGCTGGAGCGTGCGCACTGATCTGTGCACACAGCTCCGTCAGCAGGTTAAGGATAAATTCTCCGACAGCAGGATAGATCTGCATCATCCCATCCACAAAAGCCTGTATGATCTGTATTCCCGCAGACAATATTTGCGGAGTGTTGGCTGTTAAACTGTCAATGATCGAAGTAATTACGTCTACGGCAATAGTGATCACGCCTGGTAATGCACTGGCAATCCCCGTCAGTAGATCTGCGATCAGTTTTCCTCCGGCCTCGATCAGCCCCTCTGTACCGCCTTCCTGAAAAGCCGCAGTCAGTTCTCGTACAGCTTCAACCCCGGTTTTGGCGATGTCCGTCAACGGCTGTTCGATAGACTCGTAAAATTCAATCCCAAGTCCTTCCACCGCAGATCGCAGGGATGTCAGTTGACCCGCCAGATTATTCTGCATGGTTTCGGCCATTTCAGCCGCCGCACTGTATCCGGTCAGTTCATCCGTGGCGCCGTAGATGGCAGACTGCAGTTTATTGAAATCTTCATCGGACGCTGTTACGATCGCTAATAATCCGGACATAGCTTCCTGCCCGCCAAGCGTAGCAGCCATACTTGCCTTCTCTGCCTCGCTCAACCCTGCAAAACTACTCCGAAGATCCCCCGTAATCTCATTCAGGGATTTCATGCTTCCGTCACTGTTGATGATGGACAGTCCCAGTTCAGACATTGCAACTGCAACTTCGTCCGTAGGCTTAGCCAGCCTGGTCATGATAGCCCGTAAAGAAGTTCCGGCCTGTGATCCTTTGATCCCGGCATTCGCCATCAATCCGATCGCTGTAGCCGTATCCTCCGCAGAGAATCCAAGTGCGCCGGCTACCGGGGCCACATACTTGAAGGTCTCCCCCATGAGCCCCACATTGGTATTCGCATTGGAAGAGGCTGCCGCCAGTATATCCGCAAAATGACCCGAATCTGAGGCAGACAGTCCGAAGGCAGTCAGGGCGTCTGTGACAATATCAGAAGTGGCCGCCAGATCCTCCCCAGAGGCTGCGGCCAGATTCATGATCCCCTCAATACCGCCCAGCATATCCTCCGTTTTCCAGCCGGCCATCGCCATATACTCAAATGCCTGTCCGGATTCCGTAGCGGAAAACTTTGTCGTGGCGCCCATTTCCTTTGCTTTTTCCGAAAGCGCCTGCAGCTCACCTCCAGTGGCTCCGGAAATCGCCTGTACTTTGGACATTTGACTCTCAAAGCTCATGCCCACATTAACCGCCGCGCTAACTCCGGCCCCCATTGCGGCAGTTACCCCAGCTATGGCGCCGCCCAGTACAGACAGGCCGCCTTTCGCAATACTCCCCAGATTTTTCAAGCCTGCATTAAAACCTGACTCATTGATCGCGGTATCAAATTTTAAAGAACCATCGTAGCTCACCCTATCCACATCCTTTCCGTGAATAGCGCAGGCTCCAATGGCTCAATTTAAAGCGCTTATATCTTGACCTCTATTTCATTTTTACATGTCCGGCATTTAATAAATAAGCCGGTGCATTTTGCTGTGTTATCATAGATTACCAGCTTTGTTTTGCACACCGGACAGACATACCACATTTTTCTTATTGGCGGATATTGAATCTTTCTCATAAGGCCCCCCCTATATAAAGGCATTCCCGATATCATAATCCGTAAGTTCTGCATCTGGCAGCCTGATCGACCGCTGTATTTTTGCTATCCGTTTACGTTCTTCCTTGTCTTTGATCTTGGACAGATCCGTACTGCGGTATAGAATCCGCTGCTTAATCTCTGTGTTTTCTGAAAGCCCGGAAAACAACATCCGAAATTCCCACCAGTGCATATACTGGATTGTCCGGATATTGATCCCGTAATCCTGCAGAAATGCGGAAAAAATAAAGGGGTAGTCTATCGCAAAAGAATATACGTCCTTCCGCGGCTCTTCATCTCCGATTTCTTCCTCAGTCTCACAGTCTCCCATACAAGGATCATAGAAAGTTTTCATTGTCACAAAATCAGACAGCGCATCCGCCGCTTTCTCAAAATCTTCTGGCTGCTCTTTGAAATACTGCAGCAGAAAATACATCTTTTCCCGTGGTTCTATATCTTCCGCTTTCAGCATATCGATCAGCTTTACGATCTCCCTGAAATCTGTAATGATCGGAACTTCATTTCCGTCCACGCAGACAGTTGTCGGATACTCCTCATAAAACAGGTTCACAGTATTATCACCTCTTGGACATCACTCTGTATTTCTGATATCTGGCGGATCTGTTCTTATTCATTGAGACTACTTCCTGTTTACAATGTTTCAAAAAAGATTCATAGCAGTCATCAACAACCCGGGAATTTAGCTTCCCTCCCAGCAGCTTATCGCCGGTACCTTCACCAAAGATAGCATCGAACAGGTGATAAAACATAGCACAATAGGCCCTGGTTATTTCAGAGAGTTTTCCAATCTTTTTCAGATCTTTCTCCTCTTCTTCCATAGCTTCAAACGCTTTTTCATATCGTTCCTGAAAATCTACATCTTCCAAATCAATCTCCAGCTCTACATCATTCCACTTCCAGGTGGTCATCTAAAACACCTCCTCATACCGTGTCCGGAATCTCTCCCGGTGTATACGTTGCAATCTTTTCTTCTTCATCCAAGACCGCATACCCAACTTCTACTTCTGATTTAGATTTAAAAGACCCGGTATATACCAGGGCGTCATTTCCATCCCCGTCTGCATCGGGAATGATCGCGTAGGTTCTCTTCCTGGCAACACATCTGTTCTGTTCATCTGCAGTAAACAAATCCACCACCAGAATATCCACCAAAGCATCACTTCCTGTCAGTTCCCCATCATGAACCTTCGCAATCCTGTCGTGCACCGGCGTATTGGTATGACGGTCAAAAGAATATTCCGTTGCCGGCGCATATCCCACAACGTCTGTATCCTCCGATGCCCTGTCCACATACTGCCGGCTGTATTCCTTCGGGTTCTTGCTGTTAGTCAAGGCTGTAAAACCTGTCATTCTCTCAAATTTGGGAGTCTGCCCTGTTTCGTCCGTATTCATAAATGCAAGCCGCTGATGCCGCTTAACCATCTTTGCTTTTTTATCTGCCATCTTTATACCTCCTGTGTGTAAATCAGCCGGCATTCTACACGGTACCGGGCAAGGTTCCCATCAGTATCGTATAAATAGCCTTTATTTAATGTTTCAAATACGACCGCCGTTTTTCCCTTTGGAAGATCCGGAAGGTCATCCTTTAAGTTCTGCTTTTCCAGCCAGTCCTCAAACGCTTCATAGAATCCACTGTTTTCGATATTGACGCGCGCATCTTCGTCATAAGCCTCGTTGCTGGTAAGCGCAAACTGGAACTGTTTCTTCACCCCGCCGTCCGTATACCTCTGTATCACCGGATCACAAGGCAGCGGGTCAATAGAATAGGACATATCCGTTCCGACATAATCCACATTAACCCTTTCATTTTCCATCAACGGGCATTTCATGATGTGCTCCCTGATCGATGCAATAATATTATCCAATCTTTTCCGCCCCCTTCAATATGGAATCTTTAAACCGGTTCTTCATCCTCTCAAACCACTTGGATTGTGTTTTATGCTCATAGTATTGCCTTCGTGCATAAGGTGTGATCTGGTTGATCTCACCGCTGCCGATCACAGTCCCTATCGTAGCCGACTTCACTAACACTCCGGTTCTTCTCGGCGTCTCCGGTCCCATTCTCCGGATACATTCCTGATCTACGAAAGACTGTTTTCTGCTGAACACCCCTTCCATATCACTTTCAAACCCAGGACTCCATTTCAGCTCGACAGATACTTTCGCCCCCTTATACACAGTTTCAATTTTCTGCCCGTGCGGGGCCTTGATATAAAATTTTTTCTTTCCCCGTGCCACTATTGCGCCACCACCTTTATGTGCGGGTTGCTTCCGAAACGGTTATAATTTGCTCCCGTAACGCAGAAATACTCTACTTCTTTCAAATCCTTCACAGTTTCCATATCAATTTCACAGAACCCTTCCACAACATAGTCCCCCTTTTTTAATTCCACCGATATATCCGGAATCCTGACCGTCAGCACATTAGTCAGCCCATTTGCTGTCTTTAATCCGTTTGTGGTGATACCTGCAATGATATTTTTATATAGCCATACTGCAGGCAGGTATTTCCGTTCCCATTTATCACCAGATGGACTCCTGACTCGATGATAAACCGTCACATCCGCATTTGTGAGCATGCCTGCATCCCACCTTCCTGTCCAGCAATCCCGTTCCTGCAAGATACTTCCTTGCAATCTGCATTGCTTTCCTACTTAAAAAATCTTCAAAGGGTTCCCCGTCTTTCATTTCACTGATGTAAGATACCGAATATCCATCCGTGTTTTCAGATTTTTTTCCGGCCTTACCAGAAGCTGCCTTCTGCTTCTGTTCTGCATACATATCCGCGATAGAACAGACCGCATATTGAAGTGCGTCCGGCTGTATGTTGTCACTTTTTCCCGCTGTCAGATACCGAAGAAAAAAGGAAGCCTCCAGGACTTCCTTTTCAAACTGGTTTCTTTCCAGACTTCCGTGCGCTTTCCCTATATAAAATTCATAATCTGCATATGGAAACATCAGGATCACGCTCCTGCAGAATCATTTGCCTTCATGACAGCAAACGGACAGCGCTTCGTCTTGTCCTTCGCCATCGCGTTGATCGGGTTCGGAATTTCCCATCCCAGACGCATCACCGCCCGCAGCGCAACCATATCATTCTGCATCAAGTTATACAGTATGTCACCGGTCGCAGGATCCTGGATGATCCCCTGATCAAACAACTTAAAAGTAATATCCTGACGGATGCTGTATACCATCTGGGAAAAATCCCCGGAGATCATCAGGGCTTTGCTCCTGTCAAATGCCCCATTGCGCGGGAAGTTCATCGGAGAACCGTCCAACGAGTATGTTGTACCTGTCTGCATATCCGACTTGAATACCGGCTGTCCGGTTGTATCTTTCAGTCCTCTCAGTTTCGCCCTCATGGTAATATCCGCCATATGGCCGTTGACAAAATAACCGCTCTCCTCAACCTTTGCGATCACGCCATTCTCACCCAGAATAGAGTCATACAGATCTGATCCAAGCGTTGTTACCGCACCTGCCTTCGTAGCCGTGGTCACAACACCATCGCGCCACGTCTGCGGCTTATCAATATCAAATAAAACAGCGCCATCAATCTTCTGTCCGAATGCCTCTACCAATCTCGGCCTTACTTCCCCCCAGATATCATAGTCTGCATCATCAAGAACCGCCTCAGAAATCGGCACGATGACCGCAATCTCCTCCGCAATGATAACCTTTTTATCCCATGCCATTGTAGTCAGCTTCTTTTTTGCCGATCCGCCCTCTCCATTAACAAAATACGCCAGCGGGAGCAGGTCAAGCACCGGCATCTTATACTGTGCCGCCGTCATATTCGCAAGTCTGCGGCCACGCTGTAAAACGGCAGACTGTTCTACCACGCCCTGGATGATTTCATGGCTTTCCTGCACCGGGATCAGTGCCTCGGCATCTGATCTTGTGATCGATGTACCTGTAAAAAGCTGCAAGTCAAAAAGTTTTTTATTTCTGTTCATAGTTTTTTTTCTCCCTTCTTTACCTTCCAAACGCGGAGCGAATAGAGGCGTTGATTGAATCATTTGCTGTCTGGCCCGTACCTAATCCGCCATCTGGTTTCCCGGTAGAAACCACTTTGTACCCCCGCCCTGTGAACCTGGGGTTCTCTTTCAGGAATGCGTCAGCGGCCTTCTTAAAATCTGTCTTATCATCTACTTTTTTGCCGACCTTGAACAGGACATAGTCCAGATCGTCGGCTTTCACACCCTTATCGCGAAGGTAATTGCTGTTTTTCATTTCTTCCACCTGTGCCAGTGCCGCATCCCGTTCCTGCTCTACAGCGGTAACATTCGGTTGCTGTGCGGCTTTCTTAGCCCTGAAGTCTGCAAGAGCCGCTGTCACCTCTTCCTCACTCATACCCTGCCTTTTAAAATATTCAGAGAGCGCCGCCTTCGTTGCCCGGTCAGCCCTGGCGTCCGCAATCTGCTCTGCCTGTTCATAGCTGTATGTCGCGTTCCTGGATGCTCCCCCCGCATTTGCCTGGCTGCCGTTACCATTTCCGGCTGAACCTGCCCCTGTACCTCCGGCACCAGATCCGCCATCACCGCCGTCCGTGAAAAGCTGCAGGTCAAAATATCTCTTTGTCATTTTTTCATCCTCACTTTCTGTGGTAATCCCGTATTTTATGCCCCGTCAGGCATGAAAAAAGCACCCTCTTGGGATGCATAATTCACTCGTCTATAAAGTTGATACATGGGCAATTCTCCGCCACCCCGCAGATTCCCAAAAACCAGGTATCAATCAGGGCTTTGCCCGTATCGTTCATGGTCTGCCACTCGATACAGATATTTCCGGACTCTACGCTTTCATACAGCAGTATGCCGGCAATCTCTTTCAGGCCCCGGATCAACGTAAGAGTCAATGCCGAAACCGCGGCACATACGATATCTGAACCCTTTGGGGCTGTATTCGCATGGCCGGACACCCGGATTCTGTCAGGAGCTACTAAAACATAAATCATAACCAACCTCCCCTAAAAATACACACACAATACCATCCACCCTGTAGGCACGATACTTAATCCATTTTTCCATTCCACTCATCCATTCCACCGTTTAAGTCACTGTATGGACATTTTCGGCAGACCTCTTTTGCCTTTTCAATATCCTTAATTTCAGATAACTCCTTAGTGGATGAGATTTTAAACATCCCGGTTAAACAACATAGAGAATCATAGCACAAGTCACTGCTGATGATTCTCCCATACGCCGGGCAGTAATGGTCACTATTATAATCCAACATTTTTCAACACCTCTACAATCTTCTCAGAATCTTCATCAAATTCATATTTCGACCAGGCGGTTTTGTAAATCCATTCATCATTCTGCTTTAGCACAAGACACATTCCGTTATCACTCACAAAAAGTTGTCTTTGTCCGCCCCATTGTAAAAACATTGCTTTCGCATTTTGCATGTATGACCGAACATCATCATCGGTAATATTTCTCTCAAACATCCGATTCATGATGTGATATGAATCCCGCTTCCCTTCCGGAATAATAAATGCCTGCTTTTGCACAGGCGGAAGTAAAAGACCTTTCTTAATCCCGAGCTCTTTTAGTTTTTCGCCTGCATCATAATATCTCTTATCACTTGTCGGATATTTTTCCAAATATTCTTTTAAGCCTTTAAGATATTCCCATTTCTTACTATCAGTATATTTTATCTGCCCAAAATTAGCAAGTGAGCCAACATCATTTCCAAGGACTTTTTTGAACATCTCATACTGCTTAATGTCGTGGTTCGCATTCTCAATCATCTCCTTCGAAAAAAGACTCATTGCAGACTTATCGGCGGGCGCAATCCGGCCGCGCATATCCAGATAGATCCTCTCACGTTCCTGTTTCAGGTTCATCCTATCCGAGAATTTAGCATACTCATCCAACTGTGCCTGATATTTGCATCTGGCAAGCATAACCACATCTGGATCTGCCCCGCCTGCTTTTAAAAGCTCTACCTGCTCCCGTTGTGCCCGCATAGCTGTCTCCATCTGGCGCTGATGCTGCTTTGCTTCGTAGGCCGTGTATTCCTTGCCTTTAAACTGCTTCGGCGTGTTTTCCTTCCTATTCTGTTCTTCCAGCCATTCATCAGACCAATTTCGCTCCGATACACCTGGAATAAATGGATACCGCTCATGGTAGCAATTGGCTCCTTCCAGTCCCGTCACAGTGCCGAGCCCGCAGATACTGTACAATTCATCCCTGGAATAAACCTTCCCCTGCCATACCTGATGCGTCGGGCGCGCCCCCGCATGCCAGGCAACCTCAAAGAAATTCGTCCCCAGCTTCGAGGCATTCATATCCGCAATATGTCCAGTCAACTGCGTGATTCCTGTCATAACCGCCCGTCTGGCTGCTACGTCCAGATATTTCTGGTAAATCTCCGCCAGCGGCGTCAATACCCTCCGTCCGTTTCCATAATCCAGATAAAATCCAAGCGACCCGGTAATGTTCTCCAGCTCAGCCCCCGTCTGCCGGATCAGTGTTTCGACTGTCTGCTGCAGCTCCCCGTTCTCTTCAAAGGGGATAAACTTCTGGTTCACTTGCTCGTATACATCCTTATTCCGGACATATTCCCAGTCAATCACCTGGTCATACAGTTCAAACACATCCGGATAAGAGGCATTCAAGGCATCCTTGATCATCCGCTCCACATCCTCGGAAGACATCCCCAGAATCAGCAGGCGGTTGATCTGATAATCCGCGGTGCTTGTGATCTTCCCCGCTTTTTTAATCCTCCGTATGATATCCTGCATGATTCGGTTCTCCAGATCCAGGTAGTTTTGCCCAATTTTTCTTGACAGTTTTTCTTTATATTCCTGATTCATTCCGCACTACTCCATCACTGACATCTGCTCCGGAAGATTCTCCTGGGCCTGTTCCAAAGTCTCCCCGTACCATTTCGCACGGTATTCCGCCAGGGACATAGCACCCATTGACACGTCCTGACGGTCACTCTGCCGTTCCGTAGTCTTGTCCTCGATGATGGAATCATCAAAGGCGATCGTGACCGCGGTACTTTCATTCAGACCAGAAATCCCCATGCTGATCCCCGCCCGGATGATCGTCCGGATCAGCTGGATCAGAACACGCTCCAATACCAGCTCATGCTTCTGCAGAGAGCGGTACATATCCGAATTTTCACTGATCACCTCCGTGGCCGTTTTCACTCCGCCACCCTCAAATTTGTACCGGTCCGTACCGAACCCACATTTTAAGGAAAGCCAGTTCAGATCGTCATTGATCGCACTGCTGTGCTCTTCAATCCGCAGCTCCATATTGACCTCATGCATAGCTTCCTTTGATTCGGAATTTTTGAAGTAGTCCTCTGGAAGCTCGTAAAATACCGTATCGTCCGGATCGAAGACAGCATCCCCGAGCTGCGTAGTCAGTAACTCTGGCGCAACAAATATACGTTTGCGTCCTAAAGAAAACTCATTCGCATAGCTATCATATTCCAGATCCAGCTTCTTGATCACATCGATCGCGTTTGCGAACAAAGCCACCCCCATCGGGTTTGTAGGATCTGTATCCGCATTATTTACCATGTTCAAACGGTCAATTATAAAAAGCGGCTGATCAGAACCCGTCTCAATCCGCTCAGCCAGCCCGCTGAAAGTCGGAATTGCTTCCCATTCCTGAGGTGTCAATTCCTTCCCTGCTCCTTTGGTATTTTCCACAACTGTGTTTTCAATCACATACTGTTTCCGGTTCCCGTCAGAAATATCTTCCAGACGATGGTATTGTATGTGGACATACTTTTTTCGGTGGTGCGTTTTACAGAATGTAAAAATGCACTCCGTAATCACCTTATTCTGCCAGGAGGTCGGATAAATATTAGAAGCATCCACATAGTTGATTCCCACGCTTCCGTCCGTCATACGTCCAGATTGATCCAGGATCGCATCCTTGATATATACCACGTATGCAGCCGTCCCAAGAGCGGACTTCCATTCCTGGTACTCATTTCCCAGTTCTTCCCATGTGTTTTCTGTCAGAACCTGCTTTACAAATGTGTCTGTTGTCTCATCCGCAATTGTTATCGTCACCCGTTCATTGAGAAGCAAGTCGGCCATATCTTCACAGACCTTTTTCGCCATCCCAAGCGTATACCGGTCGCAGTTCACGGATGCACCGTTCCCCCTGTACACTTTATATCTATGAAATTTTCTGACTTTGGAATCATACCAGCTGCGCCATATCCGGATCTGCTTATAAAATGCAGGATCTAAGGTATCAATCCCTTTGTTTCTAAAATAACTAAAAATATCCATCGCCCTTCACCCCTTTAGTCTTCCTTCACCGGAAGCCAGTGCTTGATCTTTGACCACTCCCCCATGACCAGGTATCGTATGGCATCCATACAATGATCCCCGGTTTTAATAGGTTCTTCCTTGCCCTTTTCTATAGAATCCTTATCATATTCATACGTCCCAAACTCATCAATTGCCCTTTCCTGCTTTGGAGATATGCTCATCACATGGAAGGTCAAGGCTTTCTGCGTCCTGCTGATCCCCAGCTTCACATCATTTTCAGCATCACGGATCAGTACCGGAACACCGGCAAGCCTGCAGGCTCTCTTGATCTCTTCCTGCAAGCCTTTTGCGGAAGGGTCCATGTATAAATAGAATTTAACGATCGGTGATCCATATTTTTCTCCCAGCTCCATAACGAAACTGACAAAATCCCGGGCGTATATAGAAGGGCTCTTCTGATGTCCGCTTTCCCGGCCGCTGTGGTAATATTCTCCCAGACCTCTCAGCTTTCTTCCAGCCATATCCAGACCAGCCGCTTGGAATGTAGTTGCGTTCTGCTGGCCGTAATCACCGCCGATCGCAATAACAGAAAATTTTTGCCCGTTTTCGGGCTCCCTGATATGGCTTTGACTGAACATATAATAGATTGCATCATCAATCCCTACGGCTTCGCCCAGCCATACCCAGCGATACATTTTCAGGTCTACGATTTTCATTTCCTCCGCCGTCCCGATCAGATCCTGTCCGAGCCAGCTTACAGGCACATCCCGATAATCTGTATGGATATGGATGCAGTCTTTCCGCTTCTCCATCTTCTTGCACCACTGGTTGATCGGTGCATTCGGATTCTTGGGCGGATTATACAGATAGATCATCTGGAACCCACTGCTGTTTCCCCGGACAAACGTTGCTTCGATGTTGGTCAGCTCATCCTCACCTTCCCCATCATCGAAGAACTCTGTCAGCTCGTCCAAGATGACCAGCTTGATCGGCTTATCCTCGTCAATGATCCCCTTCGTATCATCAATCCCATCGGAACCCGCAAAGTAAATCGTAGTACCATATTTCTTATATGTGATCTCCATCGGCGATTTTGTGATCTTGAACTTGCTTTTCGGTATTTTCAGCCGATTGATCCCGCGGAGGATCTCCTTATACACGGTCTTCCGGAGCTTGTTGTGGTGCTTTCTGAGTACAACCACAGAACCATGCCCGTCAGATACAATCTGGTAATTTGCCCGGATCGCCGCATAACTGGACTTGGTACCGGCACGCCCGGAAGTCAGGATGATATGCTTATAGGTCTTGTTGTTGAATATCCCCTGGTACTTCGGGATAATGATCTCCGATATTCTGACTTGCTTTTTCTTCCGCTGCGTCATTTATAATTTCAACCCCTCCGTCATCCTCTTCTGAAAAGTCTTTCCGGAGCCTGTCTGTATTTGCCTTAATCTGGCTGATTCTGGCTTTCTGCTCCTCTGTTGCAAGCCCCCAGTTTTTATTCAGCAATTCGTCATACTGCTTGATCAGTCCCCGGAGCTCCTTCTGGGCCTTCGCCTGGGCCTGCAGGAAATTAGAGTGCTTATCCCATGCCTGCTGAACCTCCCATTTTTCCCCGGTAACAGAAACGCCGTCCTTTGCTTCCACCTTTTCAATGGTCTTGTCCTCCCTGTTTTTAACATACATGATCTGTTGTGCCCGGATAATAGCAGCGTAGGCAATCTGAATCTCGTGCCAGAGGATATCCAGCGGGGCCGTTGGCATTTCCCGCATAATGGAAATGGTTTCTTCCGGAAGGTACTTCGAGAAGAAACCGAACTTTTCTGCATTCTTATTTCCTGCCGGCGCTCCGTGGCCGACTGCATTTTTATTCCCGGGCTGACCGCCGCGTTTCTTTTTACGGGGTGCACCCTGAACGTCAGAGGGTGCACCCTCCGGTTCAGAAGGTGCGCCCCGCTTATTCTTCAAACCGGACCAGCCATAACGCTTGATCCAGGACTTAATTGTATTCAGACTGACATTATATTTTTCCGCCAATTCCTTCGGCATAATGCCGGATAGGTAATCATTTTTAATCTGGTCTTTTACATCGCTCACGTCACCACCTCTCAGTTCCGTAAATATTTCAAATACAAAAAGCGCCCTACATCTTTGTGCAGAACGCCTCTCGAATGTGTGTGAAGGTTTGAGTTGAATGACCATCCAGCCACCAATCTCAGCATATACTATAGCATACGAAAACCGGACAGTCCGGACAAAACGGACAAACTTTAAATTTTTTCCATAAATCTTTCAAATTCTTTCCTTATTCCGTCCCCCGTTGCTTTTCTCCCGATCTTCGCTGCCGCCTGCTCCCAGGTCATCTCCTCAAATATTTTATACTTGATAATCCGCTGCATCCGGATCGGAACCGTCAAAAGCCATTCCTCCACCCGCCGCTTGATCTTCTCCGCATTCTCCTTGCGCTGTTCCAGAAATTTTTCTTCCAGGCGTAAGTTCTTGTCATCCTGATACGAGAAAGTGGTACCTGCAAGTCGAAAATGCTGCTCCTGATAAGGGAAATTCGGATTACTACCTTTTACGTTTGTCTGAATGATTGTTTTACGCCTCTTCCGTAATCTCTTAATATCCTCCTCAGTTTCTTTTATCAGCTCCATAGCGTCTATGTAATCAGCAAGTATCTTCTTGTCCAATGCAACCACTCCCCTTGTATTTATTCACAGCTCCTTACTTACGAATACCTTCATGCTTTTCCTAAAAATACAAAATAACGAAAAACAGAAGGAAGATCCAAT